CCAGCCTTCGCGGTCTCACGCTTAATTTGTGCCTTCAACAACCGGACAAATATATCCGAGTCTGGACTCCATTTCTTGCCATTAACGTATCGTCTCCTAAGCTCACGCTTGCTATGGATGATTTCCGCAACCCAATGCCTGCGTATGAACTTAGGCAATCTGGTGATGAATGCTTTCCACGCACCATGATACGCCCAATGAGCCCCTGTGTACACTGTGTCAATAAGATTCTGCATCCTACCAACACTCACTTTATCCTTGATAAAGTTTGACAAACTACACATCACGCCTTCGTGTATGTGAAGCTCATCGTTGGCATCGGTGTACGAACGATTCAACTCCATCAGGAAATCATGATCATCATGAGCACGTTTCCACGTGTCCATCGTTAAACGAGCATAAACCTTTGAATCCCTGATATTCTTTGCCTCACTAGTATTGCTCGAATGCGCCCTTTTGAGCATAGTGGCGGCTACGAAATTATTAGCACGATAAGTTTCCTCATCCTCATCGCACCCGATCAAACGTTTCAATGCGGCCATGTAAACACTACCTGTCTCAGCAAACTGTGTTGTGGTGTTACAGTGTAAGTCACACATTCGAGTTATGTGACGCACTTTGCCGTCGATTGGGTGACGCCAGCCGACGAATTCCACTAACTGTGCTTTGCTACCCCTCTGTCCATCCTCGACAAAGTTGTACTCACCAGGTATGTGTTCATGTAGTGCCTGGTCATGATTGTAACGGTGAACGTTCCTAATAACGAAATCCTTCCGTAACAGATAATCGTTATCGGCCCTAACTGCGTTGACGACCGTCAGTGGATTCATAACATCCTGACGACCAGCTAACTGAGGTACAGTGGCGTATTGGGCGTTGTCACAAATGCCGACAAACGCGCCGTTCTTGGTGGCTTTTCGAGCAATTACCAACGAATTTGACAATTGAACATGGAATCTGTGAGAACTATCAAGAAAATACCTGACAGTTGAGTCCCGCAAACAATCAAACATCTTCAACGCCTTGCATTGGTTAACCGCTAGAGCCGTAACAGCATTCACAGTGTGAACATCCAACAACACTGAGGGTATCTTCTCTTGCAACTTCTGCAATAATGGAAGGTACACAAAATAATGCTTGTCCGGTTCGTCAATGACAACGCGCTCGTCATCATACCACCTGTACCTAGCTAGAAAGGTTCGCTGGAGGAATTCAGAACCGCGAACTAATTTTTGCTTATCAACATCCCCCGTATCATCATAATTAAACTGGGTGTGCTGATTAGCTAAAACTTCGTTCAGAACGGGTGTCAAACGGTCACGTGGATAATTGATTTTCCCGATATCAACCAAATCTCCATCAATATGACCGTAAATGACTTTACGAGTCGGCCCTCCAAACCCGGGTGGGCCATTAACATCAGGGAATTCCTGTGTAAATATGCCCAATGGTTTGGATTTCCGAACTCGCTCTTGC